AACCTTGTTCATCGTACCAAGCTGCGCTCATCAAAGCCGAAGTCAAAGGACATTGTGTAATTGATAAGCTTTGTGTTCACGCTCTTTTGGTATTCTATGGTTCCACGATTCGGAACGGCACTCACCCAGTTGCTATTGGTATAGACCGCGACATACTCGCTCATCAGAATGTCCTCAATAGTCTCATCGTAGTTTTGGTCAACGAACCCTGTGTTTAGAGTTAGGGTGTTGCGAGAGTTGACGTTGAAGGATTGGTACTTGCCTACCTCCAATGAAGGGGTGGTGAAGCCATCGTTGTAGATGCTCTTTTGGTAGGAGTCCTGCGTGAAGTTACCACGCTCATCGCTGCGCTTGAAGAAGGTGATGAAGTCAGCAACGCCAAAGCGGTTGATAAATGCCACCTGCACGGGGTCGTACTTGGGTTCGCAGATTAGATAGTAGCGTACTGTTGTAATTGTATCGCCACCTGAATCTTTTAGAATGACATCGTAGTAGTCCCCTGCTTCGTGAGTAGAGGGCTTAATGGCGTTATCTATGTAGGGATTGTTCTCAAGGTTTGCTGCCCCTACTCCTGCGTAAATCACAAGGTCTTGGGAGTTGTTGCTTGAGGGGTCGGGAGGGGTGCTGCTAATAGCGGTTGTGTAGAAGGTATCGGCATCGCCATTGTTCCAAGCAATCTCAATTTCTACAAAGTCATTGGCCGTGCTATTATTCAAAGCAAGGGACTCGTAGTTACCGATAAGCACCTGCCTATCTCTGCTCGTTGCAAGCACCAATTGCGATACCGCAACGGGGGCGATGTTATCACGGGTTGCCCATCCATCAGTCGTTAGGTATGCGTAGGCGGTAGGGGATTCATCGGGGAAGGTTGCGTTGGCGGGGGCTGCTCCGTTGTTAGAGAATGTCACAGAGCCTTCGGGTACTATCCACAACGCCTCACCCTGTGGGCTTTGCGTGTAGCCTATGTCGTTCCATACGCTGAAGTCGTGGTAGAACTCCGAGCGCACAAGGTCGCTGATTTCAAAGTTGATGACTTGGTTTATTGAATAGTCTTTGCTCAAAGAATAGTTAAACGAACCCGATGCAGCAAGCACCCCCGTACGAATGCGGAGGTTTAAGTCCATCTCTGTGAGCGTGTCAAGCGCAAGAGCGTTATTCTTTGCCGTGATAAATTGTGGGCTTCTTGCCATAGCAAGGCTGCTCGGTGTGGAAAATACAGGTGTACTCATTCTTTTTGGTTTTGCAATGTGAAGCGTAAGAAGTCAGATAACTCCAGAGCGTATGCCAACGCAATCTCTTGGGGTAACTGTTCAAACTTTAACTGAAATGGTCGGGTAAAGAAGCTTGTGGTCTTTATACCCTTGTTGTAGATGCTGCGGCTTACCAAAAAAGCAGTAGAGTCGTAACTCAAGAACCTGCCTTTCTTATCCCTAAACTGAAACCTTCGCGCAGCTACCCATTTTTCTATGGCGCGGGATAGACCGCCTTTCATTCCACTACCTGTTCCAAAGCGGAACGGGCTATTGGGGGCTTTTGTACTGGAGGACTTGCCCTGCACTCCATAGTCTTGGAACTTCCAATACGGAGCAAGCTCATCCATCTTCCACCGAAGGGCAAGGGAGTTGGGGTTTGCCTCTATCTCATACTGCAAAGAGTTGTAAAGGTTGCCTGTGACGTTCTTTTTGTTGCGCGTTAGATTTGACTTCGCCTGTTGAACAACGCCTTTAGCAAACTTCTCAAGGCTTGCCTTTACCAAATCTTGACGGACTTGCATTTAGCAGACGCTGATTTCGGTGTTAGCAAGCATCACGTCAAAGGTTGCAGTCCACCCTGCAAGCAGGTTCTCAAACCTCTCTGTAAAGGGCAGGCACGTTGGGTTGCCATCCAACTGGTAAAGTTCGGTGTACAACTGCCCCCTGCGGAGTTCCTGCACTACATCATTGATGACCGCAAGCTGCGTGTTTAAGATGTCTTGCACGTTGCTCGTTCCGTAGAACGGCTCCGCTTGGCTGCGAGGATTTTCTTTGGTCTCATCAATTACATCCATACAGATAAGGCTCACGCTCATCCGTACTACCTGCCCCTCAAAGGAGGCTTGGTTTATCATAATGTGAGCAAGAGGGAAGATGGTCTGCTTGTTTAAGTCCACATCAAAGACATCTCCAAACGTCACTACGTTTACTTGGCTATGCGCGTCAAGGGTATCTTTTAGCTTGGTGGTGATGTCGTAGAACTGTCTCATCGTTTTAGTTGTTTTTGCAGAATCTTGCTCTCGGTTTCTATGCGGTCTTTGTCAAAGGTGAGGTAGGTGAATGCGAATGCTGCTGACATTTGTGATACTTGGTCAAACTTCAAAGGGTCACCTCCTGATAGTTGGTAAAAGATGGGAAGCCAATTCCACCGTTTAGAAAATTGTGTAGCGGGGCTAAACTCATCTGATTCTCCATCGCTAAAGATTTCAGGGAAGCCTGCGACAAATCGCTTCCTAAAGTCCAAAAAAAAAGCATCGCACCTACCGCAATGTCAAGAGGTATCTCCAACATCTGCCCTGCGTACTTGGCAGAACCCTCGTACTTTTCTATGTCATAACGCTGACCAAACGTAGAAACGATAGGTCGGAACAGAACCGCCATCGCCTTGTGCATCTGTGACCAGTCAGAGATGTATTGGTCAACATCGTTTAACTCGCCAACGGTTATCTCCTCAAGGCTTGGGATAAAGCCAAACTCCTGCTTGCCAATAAAGAAACGCTGCTTTAGAGCAGGGCGTTCTTGAAAGGCTTTCATCAGGATGCTATTCACCTTCGTAAGGCTTGAGGCTTTCATCTGGAGGATTACATCCATCTTCAGACCGCAAAAGATTTCTAATGACTTGCGAGCAAGGAACTCATCATCACCCTCAAGTCGGATGAACTTTTGGTAGTCAACGAGTTTTATCTCGTTCATCTGGTTGGGTACAAAGAGTTTCATTGTATTAAAATAACCTTTTAGTTTTAGCGTATGGCATACCTTCCAAAGTTAGGTCTACTGAGTTTGTTGTAGGTTGCATAGCGAAGCGCATCAATGGCGTGGTTGAATGCATCAATGGGTTTGTTTAGCAGGTTTCCATTTTTGTCTTCTACCCACTTGTAGTTCTGAAGCTCTTTGATTAGGTTGCTGCTTCGTGGGGTAACAAATAGTTTGTGACGCTTCAGCACGTCAATACCCACTATGACGCTATCTGCGCCCTTCTGCGTGGGTTTCACGTTCCATCCCATACGATGCAGCTCCTCAATGCTTTTGGGTTCAGCAGAGTCAGCAAATACCTCAGTACGCCTGTCAAGCCCAAGTGAGGCAAGTACGTTGCTAATGTCGGGATTTGTCATCCCCGTGCGGTAGATAAGCTCATCCACATAAAGATTGTCCCCCGACTTGTAAACTGCCACAAGTGCGGTGGGGTCGTTGGTGTAGCCAAAGTCCATTCCGTGACATAAGAGCGTGGCATCCGTTGGTATCTCTGCCTGCCCGTATTGGAAGATGGTGGCTCTGCTCATACCACGTTCTCCGAGTCCGTAGATTCTCCAATAGTCATTGTCCGTATGTTGCAGCCTCTCTATCTCCTCAACGATGCTTGGCTCCAAGAACGGGTTATCAAGGTAGGTGGATTGGATGTAGGTAACGTCATCCCTCGTTAGCAGCTTATCGTAAATCCAATGGAACGCATCAGAGGGGTTGTAGTCAACCCATATCTTACCTGTGGTACGAATCAAGAGCTGAAAGAAATCTTCCCAAGTGAGTTCGTTTGCCTCGTTGCAGAATAGGTAGTCACGTCTTGCTCCCCGTTTCTTCTGCGGTTGGTCAAGGCTGATGAACTCAAAGAGGTTGCCATTCAACTCGTAGGTGTAGTCGCTCTTGTTGTGCCGTGCCTCATCATAGAGACCGTTGGCATTTAGGATTTCAAAGAAGTCACGATAGGCCGTCATCTTCAGAGACGGCAGAGACTTGCGGACAATAGAGTACACCTTACCCCTATCCTCCATCGCCATCACGATGAGCATCTGCAAAAGCGAGTAGGTTTTACCAGAACGGCTGCCGCCTTGATTGACTACTATCCGAGTTGGTGCGGTGTAGTTCTTCTCAAAGAGTTCGCTACTCTTTAGGTTTAGCTCGGACAATCTCTACCTTGATTTTCGTTAGCTCATCCGAAACTTCGTGTGAGTTTTCCACCCTTGCGAGTTTGGGAGTTGTGTACTCTGCCATCTTGTTCAACAGGTCAAGTGCGCCCTTCGGGTCATCAGCAGCAACTTGGGTGAGCCATAGGGTCATATTCTCAAGGTTGGCTTCTATGAGGGTTTGGAATGCCTCTCGTATTTTGTTGGT